GGTATAGGCTTGAAAGTTTTTGAGAAGTGAATTGAGGGTCGCTGCGTCGCGTGGGCTTTGGATGCAGAGGGTATAAAGCCAGCGTTGGAATGGTTTTTGCCAAGCGGCGGCATCGCGCTCGAGGATGGCGGCGATAATTTCTTGTTCGTGCTGGCGGAGATCTTCGAAGAGCGGTTGGGCGGCGTCTTCTGGAAGGACAAAAAGGCATTCGTTGTCGATAGAGAAGTGGCCGCCGCGGGCTTCGACCGCGTGGATCAATTCAGGAATGCTAAAAGACATGGCAACGGCCTTTGATACGGCATAAGCCCGTAGCGTAAAAAAGAGGAGAAGATTGGGCGCCAGCTACATTCCCCCAACGCAGCTGGCACCCTAAATGGCAGATAGGGCCCAAGGAAGATTCTGCCACTATCAAGCAGAAGGCCATGGAGTATGAAAGGAATAAAGGCTTCTGCTGTATGGAGGCCAGTTTACTACAAAATCGTCGAGGCTGAGCGTAAAAATCTAAAAATAATATAAAAAATGCACCAGCCAAACCGAGGTGGTAAAGACTGGTGCATTTTGGCAAATGGCAGGAGGATGAGCTCCGATCCATCTACCAAAACAAAAGCGGCAATGCGAGATCGGAGATTAGGCGGCCTACTACCACTTCCATTTGAGACAGTATAGACCACAAAGGTCGTGATTGATCTTGAAAAAGGGCAAAAAATGCCAGCTACGAAGGGATTAATTGTAGCTGGCACTCGCAATAAGATTTCATTACTTGAATGAGAATAGCCGAAAAATCTTATTTCGAATCTTAAAAGTTAGATAATAATGGTTTCTGGGCTCCCGAGATCAAATCGACCGTACGCAAAGGAAAGACAATGCCGTTTGAGAAAGAGGGAATGCTGCCATTTACCGAAGTCCAGATCCTGGACTATGCACCGGTCGTAGCTGGCGTTCTGGGGCTCAAAACCGGCGAAGAGTGGATCTACATTGAAGCAACTGAAAATATTCAGAAGCGGCTATTGTCGATCTTTTATTGCGACAAAAGTGAATGGCTATGGGTTTTAAGCTACAACCCATCGCACTTTGCGTTTGAAAAAATACTAAAGCCTGATGCAAGAAAAAGTCGAGAAAAGTATTTGATCTACACGTTGAATCCCCCTTGCAATCATATTAAGCAGAGAACGCACGTTATGGATGCTGTGCAAACAAGGGAGATATTGTGAAGAAAAAGCTGATGAATGCACAGGAACTCGTCGACGCCATACGCGAAGAAATGGGTGGCATAGACGAAAAAGAGATCATACCTGAGATTCTGCGTCTGCAAAAGGAAGCGCTCGAACGCGACATTTTTAAGGTGGAACGCGATCGGTTAAATGGTTCCGTTCGTCGTATGGCGCAAGCGTTCCTCGTGGAACAAAAAGCGCAGTATCATTTACAGATTACGGCCGAACAGCGCGATTATCTGCAACAAGTAATTGACTGTGCGGATACGCAAATCGAGGATTTGAGGGTTGAAATCGATCGCTTGCGGAAAATGATGAAAAGCCGGCTTGACAAAGCGCAGAACCGGGAGCAAGTTAGCAAAAAGCGAGTCCGTCATGACAAAAACGTTGGATGAGAAATCGACGCTCAAAGAAGAAAGCGAGAACCGCGCCAGAGAATGGTCGAAATTTAGGCGCGACAACTTGTTTACCCAACAAAAACTTGCCGAGATTTTAGGCGTCGGCCGACGTACAATACAAATGATCGAAGGCGGCAAGGTACTTTACCCGCATCCGGAGACGATTCGAAAGTTTTTGGTGCTTAAGGCAAAATACAAACGCCGGAAAGCAGCTTAGTGCATCGAGCAGATGCAACGTGTTTGGTTGGGGCCGATTTGCACTGGGTGGGTTGTCGCAACAAAGCTAAAGTGCATCAAACAGATGCAACTATTTCAGGTGCACGAAATGTGCGTAAACAATCAGTCGCAAAAAAGCTACAGTGCATCGGACAGATGCAACTGCTTGAGTGAAGCCGGAGGCGATTTGCCTTGGGGCGGTAACAGCGGATTTTCAGTGCATCGGACAGATGCAACGTAATGATCGTTGGAGTGTGCTGGTTAGGACGTCGTAGCAGCGTGTTTTTAGTGCATCGAACAGATGCAACACATGCAAGTCCGTGGTTTGCGCCGCGTGTATGGATCGTAAGCAAGTTGCAGTGCATCGCACAGATGCAACCGTGCAAAAGCACAACTTGAATTGAGTTGATGTAATGGAGTGGTAGAACGCAAAGGGTACTGAATAAGTATCACATTCAAAACTCTCCAAGCAGTGCATCGAACAGATGCAACTTTTTTATAGCTGGGCAAGGCTTTTTGGGTTTTATAGCAACGGGAATTAAGTGCATCGAGCAGATGCAACCAGATATTCACGTAGGCACGATCAAGGCGAATAAGTGTAGCATCTGGCTTTGAGTGCATCGGACAGATGCAACCATTAATGGTGCGGATTTGTTCAAAACGACCAAAGTAGCAAAGTTTTTAAGTGCATCGAGCAGATGCAACAATTTCAAGGAACGTATAAATAGGTCGTTACGTAAATCCGTTTTTGTGCTAGTGATATAGTAAACGTGCAAAGTGCATCGAACAGATGCAACGCGCAATGTGTGTTAATGAAGGCGGTTCTAAATGGCGGAAGATGATTATGTTGAAGGTTTGAACGGGGAAGAGATCATTAACGACTTTCTCGATCAAGTAGAGGGAAAACTCCACAGCGATTGCAATCTGCGCGTGACGGATTCCTATCCTGGCGGCTACGATGGCTGGTTTGAATACCATCTGCAACTTCGCGGTATGGATACAGCAGAAATTCATTCCAAAGTTATTGTCGGCGCGCCGCCTATTAAACCTCTTGCCGGCATGGTTGAAAAAGTCGTGGAAGGTCGCATAAACGTTCCCCTTGAAACCCAGCTCAACGTCGTGCGCGAACGCAGCAATCAGGATGTTCCTACTCTTAGCCGCGACGAATCTGGCAATCCAGTGATCCAAAAACGCCGCTACCAAAGACGAAATGTCGAAGCGGCAGCATCGGAAGCCGTCGAACTATCCCAGTAAGACGGTGCTTACTAGGAGCATGCCGATGCTTTCTGAACAAGATGAACGATTTGTGCGTGCCGTTGAACAAATTGCAGCGGCGCTAGAGGGCATTCATGTCACGCAACGGAAAGAATTCGAACGGCAATTCCCGGACCCCCAAAAATTTAGGGAAGCCATTGTTACTCGTATCCCTACCGAAGAAGAACGAATCCGCGAAGCCCTCGGCTCCAGCACCAACTCGCTCAAAGAATGGCTCGGCGAACTCGGCGAAGAAGAAATCGTTGGCCGGCGCGAGCGCGAATTCCTTGAAAGAAGTGCCCAAACTTCTAAAACAGAGGAAACGAGCGACGGAAGCTCTGCAACGGCTGAAAGTTCGAGCTGAAGACGTCGCCAATGTTCCGCAAATTACTCCAATGCTGCAACATGCTGAGGGTGGCTTACCCGCCGTCTTAACCGCTATGCGCTTCGCTCCTCATGACGACGTAATTACTGCTTTCCTCGCAAAATATGATTCGATACCCGTTGGTGATCGCGAACGATTGCCTTGGGAAGCAATTGCTCTCGCCGCCAAAATCGAAATGAACCAACTGCTGGGATCAATTTTGTTTGCAGTCCAAGCGCTTTCCGTCAATATGGTTAAAGTGATTGCCTACACTTCCCATCCATTGATTACTCAGGCTCGCGTCAAATACGCTCAACTGCCCTCTGGCGATCGTGATCGTACGGCTATCGATACCGCACTTGGCTTTCTTCCCTCCCCCAAAGGCCCAACCTTTATTGGCAAAGCCGTTTTTGGGCCACAGCCAACCACAAGCAATAATAGTGAGTCAGAAGCACCAGCAACTTTTGGCGAAGATGACGACCTTGATGATCTATTCCCATCTTGTTCGACTATGCAGGAAAAGCTACTACCGATTCGACAGCGGCAACTTACTTCGTCATGAAAATCGTGTTTTTAGATTTCGATGGACCAATTATTCCCAAGCAGTCGCATGAAACAAGGCGACCGCTTGAAAGTAAAGCATGGCCATCGTGTATTGCCGCATTAAATCGTATTACAAAAACCACAGGGGCTCAAATAGTTGTAAGTAGTGCCTGGCGTGGTTCTGGACTTAAAGAAATGCAGAATTTACTCGAATCCTGGGGTGTAACTGGCGATGTCACAGGAGTAACCCCAATTCTTTGTGGTGAAACTCGTGGCAAAGAAATAGCCAAGTATCTTAAAAAATTTCCAAAAGTCGAATCCTTTGTTATTCTTGACGATGACGATGATATGGACCATTTAAAGCCCTTTTTAGTCCAAACACCATTTTCAACCGGGCTCACAGAAAAACATGCTGATCGGGCGATTAAAGTCTTAAATGGATAGCTTTTGAAAATGGAGTTACAGATGATTCAGTTTGATATACGCACCTTTTGGGATGGATTCGCTTGCGGATGTCTAGCCACACTACTGTTAATTACGGCTTTAGTCCGTCTTGTATTTCGCTTAGACAAAGAAAACGCAAAATCTAGCAGCGATGAAAACTAAATTAGATCGCCAAGTGATCTAAAGCTTAAGTTATGCTTGACATTAAACAAAATTTGGCATAAATCTAAAACAATCGTTGAGCGACATGCCCCTCGCCTTCTGGCGGGAACAAGCAATGGCTCGGGACCGGAAACGGCCTTGAGCCGTTTCTGTTTTTGCACCTTATTCCCAAGGAGAACGCAATGGCATCTCGCAAACGTATTAGTTCAGCAAAATGTGCGGAAGTTCGTAAGGGCACTAATCGCCTTAAAAAGCTGGGTAAACGCGCCAGCAAAACTATTGCCGTAAAAGGATAGCAATCATCGCCCTGGAGTTCCGCATGAAATCTCAAAAGCGTGTTGGCCGTGTAGTTCTCGTACAACTGAAAAAGATGCGACCGCCTGTTCACGGTGTTGGTAAACGGATGGGCAAAGTATCGAGCAAAGGTGTGCGAGGAAAAACATAGCTTTTCGCTTCGGAATTCCGGAGCTGCATGTACTCTGAACGCGTTATTGTTGCCAACTTAAACGAGTTCGCATCTCGTGAAGGTTGGATGCCGACCTATCATACCCTTGAACAAGTAGACGAATTTAAGCATTATATCGACTCTATTGTAAAAATCGAGAGCAATTCTCGATCATCTTACGTAACTCTTACCCGTACCATCTCCGAGAAGCGTCGTAAGGAAGTTTGGCATTGGGTTGAAAATGAGCAGGCATTGTGCGGCCTTGACTCTAACTATTTTGAAAGCCGCTATGCCTATGTGTGTAATGAGAAAGGCCAGATCTATAAATTCAAGAACCGGCTTTCCCAACAGATATTTGATTCGGTAATTGCGGACTTTGACGAACGACAAGTATCAATTGAGTTACTCGTGATCAAAGCGCGACAAGTGGGAATGTGCCTATCAGGAGATACACGAGTACTTACAGCACAATTGGAATGGAAACGGATCGATGACTTATCTATAGGTGAAGAAATAGTTGCTGTAGATGAAGGTTTAACGCTTGAACAAAGACGAGCTTTTTATACAAAAATGGCATTTGAAAGAAGCCAAGGAGTAAAACATACACGGAAAAAATACAGATATAATCAAGAACGTAAAATGCGTACCGCAACGATTGTATCTAAATGGGATACATTCCAACATGCGATTCGATTAACGTTCGAGGACGGTCGCGTATTAACAGCAACACCAGAGCATCGCTTTTTAATTAAACAGCATGGTGGTAGTGAGCTGCACTGGCAACTGACTAAATATATTGGCTTAAACGATGAAGTCAGGTACATAACTTCGCCATGGGATAAAACCAATATAGATGATGCGTGGGTTGCCGGAGCTTTGGATGGTGAGGGATCTCTTAACACAAGCAAAAATGGAATTGAAGTAAAGTTTTCGCAAGTATTAAATGGCGTATATAACCGGTTTAAGCAGTATGTAATTGACCGTAAATACAATTTTCAGGAAGGGCTTGATTGTAGACAACCCGATCCTAATCGGTTAAGCAAGTTGGGGAAAAAAGATGTAGGCCGGATTTCCGTTGCACGTATGGATGAAGTATTCCGGTTGATTGGCCAAACTCGGCCTGTGCGTTTTATTGGAAAAAGATGGTGGGAAGGCAAAGGACTACCTGGAAAAAAATCTGGAATCGGGTGGTGCAAAGTCGTTAAAGTGGAACTTCTCCCGCCTCAGCGGATGATTGACATCCAGACGTCGACGCATACCTTTATTGCCGAAGGATTTGTATCGCATAATTCTACAAAAACAGCCCTAAAGTTTATCCATAAAATGCTATTCATTCCGCATACGCAGGCCGTCATGGCTTCTGTGCAGTCGGATAAATCCGAGTTAATTGGCCGCATTCTAAATACTGTCTACAATCAATGCCCCTGGTGGCTTGTTCCTAGAGCCACATCTAAAAACTCCTACGAGAACGGATCGATCTTATCGATCCAGTCTGGTATGCAAGCGACCGGTATCGCCCAAGGATGGACACCAACGGCCATCCACGTCTGTTTAGCGCCTAACACTTTAATTCATATTCAGAATGGCGACGTAAAGCCAATTGCCGAGGTTCTACCTGGCGATCTTGTTGTGACATCGAAAAATCGGCTAGCAAAGGTAAAAGCTGTTGTCAGAAGCCCACGAGTAAATGAAGTGGCTTGCGAAATCGCGCTTTGGGGAAATTATTCGTCGCTTATTGTTACGCGAGATCATCCGCTATTGACACCAGAAGGGTTTAAGCCAGCGGAAGAATTAGGCAAAGGCGATTTTGTTCGGATGCCTGTTCGGCCAATTACTCAAAAAAGAAAAGAAGTTCAAATTGAGTGGACGCCAAAGGGTAGAAGGGCGCAAAAGAGAGAGATTGAGTCTCAAAAGTTTAATTTGGATTACGGGTTCGGTTGGTTTTGCGGATTTTACTTGGCGGAAGGAAGTATTCATTACAACGCGCGGCTCGCGGATAAGCCAGCTGATGCTGTCTATTTTTCCATTCATCGTAAAGAAAAAGATTATGTGCTTCTCGGCCTTCGCCGAGTTGTTGGCATGTTTCAGCATTTGCATTATCACGAAAGCAAAAACAGTTTGACAGCAACTTATGTTCTTTACGACTCAGGAATGACTCGCTGGTTAATGGAAAACTTTGGCAAGTTGGCTGAAGGAAAGAAAATCCCGGATTGGGTTTTTGAATCAGGAAAAGATTATATCGATGGTTTGTTGTGCGGCTATTACGAAGGCGATGGGCATATCTGCAATGATGCTACAACAATTACTTGCCACTCCATTTCCATGTCGCTCTTAATACAGATTAGAGATCTTCTTGCGTCGCGCAAATATGGATGGGCATCGCTGTATTTTAAGCCGGCAGGGACTTATTACGGTAGAAACTGCCATGATCAATGGTCACTTAATTTAAACAGCTTGTACGCAAACAGATTTAGAACGGCAATGGGATGGAATACATTCGAGCGTACAGACTATAAATTGGATGCTTCGGACGTTCGCTGCAAGCATGCGCCCAAGCACTGGCACTATTCCGCCGATGAAAAGTTTATCGACATCCAAATTTTTAACAACAAAGCTGCGTTTTCCGATTCCTTCTTCGATTTGGAAGTGGATACTCCTGAGCACAGCTTTTGCACAGTCCATTGCTGCGTAAAAAACTCAGAGTTGGCCGATATACCTAAACCGAAGAAAGTGATCGAGGAAGGTCTACTTAGGGCCACCCACTCATCGCGCAACTTGTTTTTGGTTTTTGAAGGAACCGGTGGTGGTAATACCGGCTGGCTAGCCGATACTTGGCGCGCATCCAAAGAAGATTGGCCAAAGGGGCGCTCCCGCTTGTGCCCAATCTTCATTCCTTGGGTTATGGTGCCAGATCTATATCCCGAAGATGATTGGCTTCGAAAATTTCCTATTCCAGGCGGCTGGCAACCAACCGATGCAACGCGTAAACATATAACGCGTTGCGAACTCTATGTTCGTAACACCTCATATTTAACTAAAGTTGTTGGCAAGGATTGGCGGATGCCAATTGAGCAAAAATGGTTTTGGGAATTTAATTATCTCCAAGCATGTAAGAACCATACCCAAAAAATATGGCTAGCACAAATGGCTGCCGATGATTTTGAAGCCCTAACTGGTGTTTACGACAGCGTTTTTGATTCTGACGTAATTGATCAAATCGAAAAGTATGTTTATGAAATCCAGCCCAATGGAAGAGCGGAAAGAAAAAATCCTGTTCAAGCATACGCGATTACTGGCGATTCAATTGTCAAAGAATTCTATCCAGATGAATCGATCATTGACTACGAAAAGCAACATATTCGCGTTAGTTGGACTTCGGACCGCGGGCAAAGATTTTTCTGGACGCTGGTGCCCTTAAAAACGGTAGACGAAGAAGACGAAAACGATACCCTGGACAAACTGCTGGTTTATGAAGAACCAAAACCGGGCTGCGACTATAGCTGCGGAATTGATACAGCCGACGGCTTGGGAAAAGAAGACGAAGACCGTACTTGCGTTTCAATGACGCGCAATAGATTTGGCGATGAGTGCGACGTTCAGGTTTGTGAGCTAACTTCAAATCGAATTAATTCGGCGCAAATCGTAGGTTTTGCGGCATGTTTAGCTGCATGGTATGGCGAACGAACTAAAAATCCGCTGGGCGTCAAATTTTGCGTAGAGCAGATTAGCCGACCTGGCGATACTTGCCAGCACCAGCTCAAGCTGATGGGATTTCATTACCATCACAAACCACGGCGATACGACAGCAAAAAAATTAAAGACGATTCCGGAAAGAAAGAGGGATGGTTTTCAAATGTATGGAGCGTGCCAATTTTGATGACGCGCTTTACGGAAGCTGTAAATGGCGGTTGGTATCGACCCTCGTCTAGGTGGTTGATTGAAGAACTTAAAACCCTAGAGCGTCATGAGGCTGCCGGCAGGGCTTCAAAAATGGTTCATCGCAGTGGCTACCATGATGATCGTGTGCGCGCGGCCGCGCAATCGTACTTTACGGTTCACGACATGGATGTACTTGCGGATCGTGCGCAACGTCGTTATTCGCCGCCAACGAGTCTAAATCCGCCGCTTTGCCGCGCAACGTGCTCGCTTAATGCCGTTGCTGTAGGAGGATGGGATTGAAATGAAAAAAGAGTTAATCCATTTGGGAAAATGGCTAAACGTTCAGCGTGATGAAGATAAAATGTTTGTTCACTTATTTTGGAAAGAACTTGTTTTTAATTTGGGAACGATAGTTAAAGAAAAAAATGGCGATATAACTGTGCAAAAGCGTGTTTGGGGACTTCAAGGTCATTCTTGGTTACAAATAGTTCGACTTGATCGTCATTGTTTTGCCGAATTGGGTTGGTGGAAAAAGCAACAAAAGTTTTTTTGTGAACAGGAAAAAGCTATTCAAAAGGGAAAAAGGCTTCATCCAACTATGATGACGCCTATGCAGCGTCATGACCAAACCGCAAAAGTTGTTCGCAAGATGCGGTGGAGCAAGACGTTTGTTGAAGCAATGACCACGCCATTAACTTTACAAGCTTTGGAAAGCGGAGGAATTGTAAACAGCTTACTTCCAGTAAATGATGATGGAATCGATTCGCAATTTGTTTTAGATCCTGAAGAATTTAAGCGATTGTCTCGATTGACGCAAAAAGATTTGCGAAATAAATTTAGGAAAATGCGAGCTAAATGGCTTCAATCAAAAAACCAATTTAAGTTGGATAAACCGGAGGCGTAAAGTGCTTGGCAAAAAAATTGTATTTTGGTTTAATCCGATGACTTGCGAATGGCGAATGGGGCTACCCGAGGTTTATCCAGCACCAGATGGATTCGAAAAAGTAGTGTGTAATACGGCGCACGAAGCCGAACTATGTTCAGAAAGAATGCGCATATGGGAAGCAATGAACGGCGAGATAGAAGATCAAAAGCGCGAAATGGTTGAAGGCCCAATGCGGGATGCACTACGCAAGGAAATTTTATGGTTGGCATCAAATGCGCGCAATTCTATTAACCGGGAATTTTTGGAACGGCATTTAGCAAATTATGACAAAAAAGAAAATCGTACAAAGCAAAAACGTGTTAGTTATTTACACAGCGAAGCTTACGAACAGGGGCGATAACTAACTTGCTGTAGACAAAAGATCGAATTGTTTTACTATGCACAATAGCAGCTTACCGAGGAGGAAAGCAGTTATGAATGGAATTAGATACCACGGCATGGCAGGCCCCGGTATTTGAGTCGTCCCCCAGCGTTCGCGCTGGATGGATTGAAGAACAAATTCAAGAGGGCGAAGGGTTTTTGGAGGGCCAAACCTGCTTCAAGAATTTGGGCGTCAATCTGCGTGTGTTTGATGCGATTTTTCGCGATAAGTCGCGTTCGACCCTACTGACAAACGAACTAAAGTATGACATCCGTAAATTCTGCGAAACTTTGGCGGAAGTACGTGAAATTGCAGCCTATGGTTCTGACTTTCCTGCTTATAAAAAATTTGCAGAAATGCTTACCAAAGTTGCTAGAGCGGTCTATCTAGAGTCAGATTTTCCCTTTCAGATTCTAAAAGTCTTGCAATATGCCAGCGTGATGGGCATTGGCTATCTGTGGCCAAAAGTTCGCGCTGATGAATATGGATATGGCGAACGTAAGATTGTTTTTGAAGCGTTAGGGCTTTTGGATGTTGTTCCGGTACAAATTCCGCGAACCAATGATGTGCAAGACGCCTATGCGGTAACAATTTACGATTACATGCCAATCGCAGAAGCACATGGCAGATTTCCGCTTTACCAGGGACTTTTACAAACAGTTGGGCCGCGTAGCTACAAAACGCAAGTTCAGGCGAGACGCTTGGATTATGCTGAACGCTATCGCTATGGCGAACAAGGGCGTAGTTTTGGAAATCTCTATACGGAGATCCGCTATACGTTTATTCGCGATCTTCGTATTAATACTACGGGCTTTGAACTGCCGATGGGCGATCCGGGCACCAGCTGGTTTTACAAAGTTCCTTTTGTTGGCCAAATGATTTTTGGCGGCATGCATAACGGTATGCCTTTTATGCGTCCGGCAAGTGTTGAAGATTGCCGCGTCTATCCCAATCTGCGGCTCATCATCACTTCTGCTGGCTTGGATCGGCCAATGTACGATGGCCCGGCATTTGATTGGGACGGCAAGATGCCGGTCATCCAATACGTCGTAGATGATTGGGCGTGGGAACCGCTGGGAAGATCTTTGGTCGGCGATGTTGGCTCAATCGAAATTACAACTCGGAAAATTGAACGAAAAATCGATCAAGTGATTACGGCTACGCTAAATCCCCCGATCGGCTACGATCACACCGCAACCGGCGGCCCAAAAATCGAGCACTTCGACATTTTTGAAGAAGACGTTCGATATGGCGTTGATGGCGAACCCAAAAAAATCATGCAGTCGATTTTGCCTGAAGAAGTTCGCGTTAATAGTGAGCATTTTAAATTTTTGGAATACTTGAAAAACTGCAAGCAATCGCAACTTGGATTGCAGGATTTGGGAAACTTGCAAAATATGAAAATGAATCTGGCCAATGATACGGCCGATAAGATGCTCGAATCGATTGGGCCCATTGCAAAGGGCATTGCGGCAAGAATTGAAAAAGCCAATAAAGCGATTGGTTATCGCATGAAATTTCTTATTTTGCAATGGTTTAACGTAAAACGGATTATGGAATACGTGGGACCGGATCAACTCGATAGGACGGTATTCGACTTTAATCCGGATGATCTGGTTCCTAGCCATATGCCGGATGAGCTTATTAACGGCGTATTCCCGGAAAATCCATCCCAGTATGATCGGCTAACGCGCGCTCGTTGGTTTGCTAAACAAATACGCTTGGTTTCCGTTCCTAGTACATTGCTGCGCATTACGCAGATGCAGGAACAGATGAAGTATTTGCAGCTAAAACGCGGGAATGCGCCTATTTCATGGGCAACGGTAATGAAGAAACTCGATGTGCCGAATTACGGCGATGTTCCCGGCAATACTGAACGCGAAAAATGGTTTAACGAAGAAATTGAAATGCAAAAACTCAAAATTTTAGCTGCCGCGGCTGCTCAGCAGTTAATGCAGCAACTAGGAATTCAAATTCCGCAAGAAGGCGGTGAAAAGGGTGGCGGTAAAGGTGGCGGTGGGGGAAAAGGCGGCGGCGGCCGTCCCCCGAGCGGAGCAAAAGCGCCAAAGTTAAAACAAAAAGGGTCTCAAGGCGGCAGTCCTAGAACCGTTGTAAGTGAATCTTAGGCGAATGACTTATTTTGCCGATAGCAAGGAGATTGAGCATGACTGTTGGAATCAAAGTTCAAAAAGATTACATCTTGACTGAGGTAAGTGTTAGTTTACCAACTAATGTCGCCGAGGTCGATGAATTGCTTAAAGCGATCGGAACGAATGGGAAAATGGCGATTCAGTATAACCAGGGCACTGTGCAAGGAGTTAATGTGGAGCAGCGAACCAAAATTCCGGAGCATTTAGTTGATCAAGTTCGAAACTTGTTAGGCATAGGTACAAAAATTTTGTAATTAGTGCTTGACAAACAACTAAATAAGTCATATATCTCAAAAAGATATTGAGATGCATGCCCCCCCTCCTTGGGGAATAAGCAATGGCTCAAGACCGAAACGGCCTTGAGCCGTTTCTATTTCAACCCAAGGAGAACATCATGGCAAAGAGACGTCGTGTTAAAGCTATGAAGGCGAGCCATCTGAAACGGGGCCGCAAGGGCCGTGGTCGCAAGGGCCGTGGCAAGAAAAGCGCCATCAAGGCTTAATTAAATGGCGACTACACCCACACCAATGCCAGATCAACAAGCCCAGGGCGCCGCTCCCCCCCAGGGAGGCGGCGCGCCTCCGCAAACTCCTTCCCAGCCTGATGCCTCGCAGCAACCGCAGCAAGCGCCTTCGCAAGCTCCTGGTACCGATCTACAAAGATTACTAGCTCAGTGGTACCAGGTTGTTAAGCAAATGGCTGCATCTGATCCTCGTCTTGCCGCAGGCGCCGAAAAAGTTTCTCAAGGCATTCAAGATATGCAGACGGCACTTATTACGCCGCCGCAGCCTACGCCTATGGGTCAACAACCGCAATATTGAAAAATTCGGGAGAAAACACTGTTATGGCCACTGTTCAAGAAATACTGAAACAATCCGGTTTTACCGATGAGCAAATCGCCGCAATCGACGCTAAGGCTGTTGAAGCTTTTAGCGGCGTATTGACGACCGCGGAACAGGAACGCCAAGCTGCACAGCAAGCTGCGGCAAAAGCTGAGCAGGAAAGAAAAGCCGCCGCTGAGGCAGTGACTAAGGCTGAACAAGAACGCAAGACGGCCGCTGAGGCAAAAGAAGCGGCCGAAGTCGCAGAGCGCAGCTATCGTCAGTTCTACGACGAAAGTATCGCGCCTGCACTTAATACATGGGGTACGGAAAAAGCTAATTTAGATGCGCAAATCGCGTTTTATAAAACTCAAAATGAGTCGGCGCGAAGCGGAGGATTTATTCCGCAGGATGCGCCAGGGTATCAGCCGCAAAACTTACCAGCACCAGCCGCTTTACCCAACCAAGTACGCGATGCGAAAGGCCGCTATGTGGCTGGCACGGGCGATGGGACGCCTGGCTCTCCGGTCTTTTCAATGGAGGCCATTGACGAACGCTTGGGTGCCGGCATCAGCAATGTCGGTTGGGCAATGCAGGAATATGCGCGGCTGAGCGGTGGTCAGTTTTTGCCCGACAGTTTTGATGTCTTAGCGAAAGAAGCATCAAACGCTCGTTTGCCATTCCGCGATTATGTGGCGCGCAAATATGATTTCGCTACTAAGCAAACAGCGTTGCAGCAAAAAGCGCAACAGGCACACGATGCCGAAGTTGCTGCCGCTGCGCAAAAGCCTTTGCAAGAGCAGTTAGCCGCCAAAGATAAAGAAATCCAAGAAAAACTGGTGGCGAAAGATAAGGAATGGGCGGAAAAGATTGGCTCGAACCCGGATGTTCGCATTGCGCAACCATCGCGATTTGCCGATGTAGCGCGTGCCGTAAAGGCCAATGAACGCCCCGATCCGTTGAATTTGAATGAGCAGCAACGTCGGCAGTCTACTTCGCAGTCCATTCATCAAGAAATTACGGAGCAAGCAGTAGCGGCGTAATGAGGCGACGTTTTGAATTTGTAAGTTGAGACACATGCCCCCCTTCGGGGAACAAGCAATGGCTCAAGTCAGCAATGGCTTGAGCCATTTTTATTTTTAGGCATGAAAGCTTGATTGCAATGAATAACTGGACAAGGCCAAACAAACCCGAGCTTGAAGCCACAAAGATTCCTACCGCGACTGATATCGCATGGTCCGCAGGAATCTACGAGGGCGAAGGGACGTGCCGGTTGTGTGGGCATACCAAACGCGGATTTATGGTTACTGTTCCACAAAAAGATCCGGAACTTCTTTATTGGTTGCGTGATTGGTTTGGCGGAAGTATCCGTGGCCTAAATAAAAGCGGTTGCCATTCTTGGGAGATTTGTGGCGATCGCGCGCGTATTTTTATAGCTCTTATTTACGAATTTTTGACGGCACGGCGTAAGGGACAAGTCGATGCAACTAATAGCTTGGAGTTTTTAAAAGGAAAGTCTACAAGCGGACTTTCGATGGATTTTTTAAAAAATAGTCTCCTTTCGTTTTATGAAGAGGAACGGGAACGGCGTAGTAGCCCAACTGCTAAAGCGCGTAGGGAGCAAAAAGCGGAATATTACCGGCGCAAAGCATCTGATCCAGCTTGGCTTCAAGCAAAGAACGAAAAAGCTCGAATTGATTGGAAAAATCGAAAGGAGCAGCATACGGCAACAGTTCAAAAAGTTCTAGCTATTGCCTAGCTGGTCGTGATTATGCCACAAGATCCTCTGTATAACGAGATTGACGCTAGTAACCTCGAAAGCGTCCGCAAAAATGTAGTTTATAACAACTTGTTCGTGGATACCCCCTTTCAGGCTAAGTTGCGTCGTGCTGGTGTTTGGGACGAGTTCCTAGGCGGCGCGGGCATGATGGAAGGCATCCTGTACGGGCGTACGCAGGGTGCAGCGGTGAATCCTGGCCAGACCGTGACGGTTACGCGCCAGCAGATCAACACCGGCATCAAGTTCCTGCCGAAGGCGTATGCGACCTGGTATCCGCTGGATGACTGGGAAATGGATGATGGCTCCGGCACCGGAGGCGTTATCAATTCCGGCCCGTCGCGGATTGTGGATGAGTACCAGCTCTTCATGGAAGCCATGGTTATGACCATGAACACCATGCAAGAGATGGATTCGTTCCGCCACGGCCAGCCTTCTTCGACGACCGTTCAGGACAATCGTATTAAGACGATCAATGGCCTGGATGAAGCGCTGAATAACGGAATTGATCCCTCGGTGTACGGCAACATTTATACCACTTACGGTGGCCAGGCGCGCAATGGAAATATTGGTACAGCGCTAAATACCACGCCGCTGTATTTGGGTACATCGACTGGCGCAACTGGTCAAATTGATTTTGCGGCGCTGATGCAGCTTTGGTCGCAGTGCAAAGTGACCGGCGGCAATCCGACGTTGGGCATTACAAACGTGTTTGGATTTAAGGCTGTTGCGGTTGCGCTTGATGCGCAGCGTCGCGATATTTCGAATACCAAGCACGACATTAAGTGGGATGGTCTGAACTTTAACGGCGTTGACATTTATGCCGATCCGTTAGCTCCTTCCGTTCAGGCTCAAAACTATCTTGAACTGGCACCAGCCAATGGCGCGGCTGGAAACACAAATCTTGCTGACGGCGTTGGATCGAGCACGGCGACGGTTTCGTTTACCACGCCGCAGTTTACGAAGAATGGCGCTCCTGTATCTGTATCGCCGACCGGTTCTGGGTTGCCTTCGAATGCGACGATTCAGCCGTCTGAAGTGCTTTATTTCCTGGAGCCAGAAAGCTTCAAGATCCGCCCGACAAATAAGAAGGGTTGGAACTTTGGACTGCGGCGCGCGCCCATGCCGAACAACGTGAGCATTGATGCTTTGTTCATGCGGCTTGGCACCAATTTATACAACACCCAGCCGCGGCATTCCAATTACGCGTTTGGATTTACTGCCTGAAGTTAGGAGAAAATCATGCCCTTTCAACCGATCGTACCTACTTGGTTGGCATGGAATAACGGAAACTTTACTTCGCCGACTGCGATTACGGATTTCCGTACTGGCCAACCGTTTGCGGCTGGTGGACTAAATCTTGGCGATTTCTTTGACGCTACTAACCAAGAAGCTTACCAAGGTTCATATACGACCAATGGCATTTTGTTTGCTGGGCGTTATCGCTTTGTGCAAGTCGATTCTGGCGCCACGGCGGCAAATGTGAAGACCGGAACCGTTGGCTACGTGCGCGCTGGGAGCACTGTTGCTAGCGTTGTGATTACGGTAGCCGGCACAGGCGCGACAACGGGAACCTATAACATTGCTGCAACTGTTGGCAGCGGCGGCGGCTTTAATGCGGTGATTCAGGTTGTTGTTGGCTCTACGGGAACGATCACCAGCGCGACCGTTGTGCAGTCTGGCTACGGCTACACTTCTGTTCCATCGTTCTCGCTGACGGTGACCGGTACAAATGGCGGCACGGTCGCTGCGCAGCTAAACACCACTCCGAATCTTGTGACTAGCTACGACGTTGCTACGGCTGGTAATGCTGCGTTGCCGGGTGTCGGCACCGTTCGGCCGGTTGTGTTCTTGAACTCGATTACGCCGGGCAACTACGGCTTTGTTCAGGAACTTGGCACGGCAACGGTCTTGGGCAACGCGACAATTGGTACGGCAAATGTCGGCGATTGGGTTAATACCATTGGCACTGGCGCGGCTGGAACAGTTACATCGACTGCTGCAAGTGGATCTCCGATTGCCGCGACTGTTGGTCAAGCGGTTGATAAACCTGTTGCCTCCAATCTGTTCAAGATTTACATGAACGGCGTGCCGGTAGTCCAGGACTAGTTGCGATTGGGAGCAAGCAGCAATGCTTGCTCCCGAACATTGCCATCGAGTCATTGCAGTAAGGAGCAACCATGGTTCTCACAGCGATCGTAAAAGGCAGTGGCGCTGGTCCACTCTATCCGGACTTTATCGGTCGACGCGCAACCTTTGTCGGATATGGTACTGGGCCTGCATCCTACGTTTCTGGCACGGGAGATCTGGTGACATTGCCCTTGCCTAGCTACTATATCGATGCTCTTCTCGGTGGCGTAACAAGCGTAAGCGGCAAGTATTTGGTTTACCCAGCACCTGCAGGAACTGGTGCACGACAGCAATGGTATCTACGCTGGTTCTACGCTTTGGCATCTGCTGGCACGGTCGGAACCGAAGTGACAAGTACGACTAACCTTTCAGGCGAGTCTGTTCAGCTTGGTGCGCTGGTTGGTCAGTTTTAACAGTCGCAGCAAGGAGCAATTGTGATTCTTACAGCGATCGGAAAAGGTACCGGAGCAGGTCCACTCTATCCAGAATTTGTTGGACGGCGCGGACTTTTTGTCGGAAGTGGTACTGGACCGACGGCTTACGTTGCTGGTACAGGAGATTTGGTAACACTGAACTTGTCGAATTACTACATTGATGCGCTTATCGGCGGCGAAGAAAGCATAAGCAAAAATTACGTGGTTTATGCCAATCCCACGGGAATTGGCGTTCGGCAGCAGTGGTATTTACGTTGGTTTCTTGCAAGCACTAGCGGTGGGGGCTCCGTTGTCACGACACGCCTTGGCACAGCCGCTAATTACGCGTTGCTGGCATACTCCGGCATCACAAACACTGGAAGTTCCGTCATTACGGGTGGGAACATCGGAAGCTATCCCACCACAAGCATTAGCGGATTTCCTCCAGGCACTTTGACTTCTCCGGCGGTAATTGACAACACCGCTGCATCCGCTGCGCAAACAGCGTTGACGGCGGCAATCATTTATTACCAGGGGTTGACCCCGACATTGTCTGGCCTGACCAATCTAAGCACGGGTGGCAATGGCTCGACAGCATCGACTTACACGCCAGGATATTATTTTGGGTCGACCAGTTTGACAATGCCTACGGGAATTATTCTGGACGCTCAAGGAAATTCAAGTGCTGTGTTTGTGTTCGTTGCGGGATCAACGATCAACCTTGCTAGTGGACAGACGGTTGCGCTGATTAACGGCGCACAAGCCGCAAATGTGGTTTTTGTAGCTGGAAGCGCTTTTACCTCGGTAGCAACTTCGACAGTAAACGGAAACATTTTGACGGTAAGTGGGGTTACCCTTGGCGGCGGCACACTTAATGGCAGAGCACTTACTACGACAGGCGCAGTAACCATTTCGGGGGCAACCAATGTGACTGTGAGTGCAGCAGCTTCAATTGGATCAGAGGTTGTATCCGGGCAAAATTTATCTGGAGAAACCGTTCAGCTTTTAGCGTTTGTCGGACAGTTTTAACGGAGTCTTTCTCCCGAAGGACAAACTTAACGCCTCTTGCGGGGTCGACTCGCAGGGGGCGTTTTGTTAAAGGCAAAGTATGGCACTTCAAAACATGCGGCAAGAGCTATTAGGAATTCCGGGAACAAACTTTGGCTTAGTGACCACTAAGCTCAATGAGGCTTTTGCTGCAATTCAGAATGAAAACGTTTGGAGTTTCCAGCTAATTGATGGCGGTTGGCTAACGCCTGGATTGCTGGGCGGACCGACTACGGAATTCCTTAGTCCAGGAAGAATTACCGTTACGCCATTTACTACCTCTATTACAGGGGATGCAACGGCTTCTGCCGCGTGGACAGCAGCATTAATCAGCCCTCCATTACTTACGCAGCAACAAATACGCGTTCCTTACTATTCGCTTTACAACATTATTTCTGCAAACGTATCGAATCCTAACGCAGTGGTATTGACTATTGATCGGCCATGGATGGAACCAAGGCAAACCAGCGGCACATACATGATCTACCAAGCGTATTATGCCGCGCCGCCTGGATTTAAGCGCTGGTACAACATTCGCGATACCACCAACAACAATTATATGGATTGGTGGAGCAGAACGGAAATCGATCTTTCGGAGCAAGATGCCGAACGAACCGATTTTGACGAGCCGCTGTATGTGGTGCCGTACAAGATGGATACGCGCGCGGGAAGTACAACGTACGGCCAAATGCTGTATGAGCTGTGGCCGCATCCGATTACGCAACTCCCTTATACGTTCGCTTGCCAAGCGAATTGGCCGTCGCTAAGCAATCCATCTGACACCGTGCCGTATCCGCTAAATGACGAGTTAGTTAAGTTGCGTGCGTACGAAATGCTCTATTTGTGGAAGGAATCACAAAAGGGCGATGAGATGGAGCGCGGCGCGGGAGCGAATTGGCAATTCCTATTGCAAGCGGCGCGAGCCGAATACGATGACCGGCTTAAACATATTCGCGTAATGGATCGCAGTCTAGTGGATCTGTATTTTAGCAAGATGCAACGTTTGCCGTCTGCATTTGGTGAGCCGTATTCAAGTGTTACTGGACAACTAAATTTGGGCAACTGGGGAAGCTAATGACGCAAAATTGGCGCAAACTGACCAAACACTTCGATCTCCGCCATACTGCGCGCGAAAAAAGCATCATCAAAGTTACGGAAGTATCCCAAATGACGAGGCTTCCCGTTGTCAAAAATCGACGCTTGCCACATCTGCACGTCTTTTCTCCACCATATTCCAACGTGGCCACATTTGTTGTCGCTTCTTGTTTTACGATTTTGAGCGTTTTGTTGATCAGTTGCAACGCGAAGATTATAACGACGGTTATTCAATGTATCGCCATCTTGATGATCACATTTAATCGCTGGATCTGTCAGGCCAAGGATCAGACGGTGCATCAATTTTCCATGAGCTTGTCTGGCATAATAGCTTTTGGTCCTGGGGTGCCAATAAGCATTCCAAGGCCATTGCATCAGCCATTCGTAATCAGCAACATCGACAGTTGCAACTTGGCCTTTTGTCAGTGGAATAAGTTTGATAGATTGATCGAGCGGTTGGACAACAGGCTCGCGCTCGACGCGACGCTTGGCCATAATCTCACCTCGAATGAGATTGCGGTGTTCAACCGCTTTTTTATTATACCCAGTTATGCAGGAGGTTTGTAATGCCAGGCTATGCGGGAACAGCACAAGCTGCATTGATTCGTGACAACAACCAGAAATATTTGTGGAACAACGAAACGGTTGCGGTGGGGGAGGCAAGCATTGCCTTCCAAATTGAAAGAGTTAACCGCACGTTTTATCCGTGGGGTATTTCGCTAGAGATTTTCTTTAGTGGAAATCCTGGCGCTTTTGAAGTTGATCTTCAGGATGCAGATATCGATATGGATTCACATTACGTAACGGTTGACGCGATCACGGTCGGACTAAATGCTTCGTATGTAACGCGCATAGAATTGCCGTCGTTTTATACGAAATACGTGCGCGTAAAACTAGTCGCTTTAACAAATCCCGTGAATGTATCGGTGCTGCTAACGAGGTAGAGCGATGAAAAAGCTGATTGCATTATTTTCGACAATATTTGTGATGGAAATAGTGGCTACAGCGGCGCATGGGCAGATTATTGTTGGAAATTACACGGCAACGTCGTTTCAGTCGGGAGCACCGCTTCCGTCCTCATGCAGCGGCAGCTCTGTATTTACTTTGACGACAACATGGGTTCCGTACTATTGCAATGGTGGTACGTATGTTGCATTTGGCTCGGGAGGATCATCGGCCACCGCTGCAAGTTTATTGAACGGTTCCACTGGCGCGCAGCCATACCAAACTGCCGCAAGCACAACGGCTTTTGTTTACCCTGCAACCGACACTGCCATGTTGACTCTGGACGCAAACCGAACAGACACATACACAGCAGATGGAACAATTGAACGCCCATACAAAACACTTTCAGCTTTAACGGCTGCTTTACCTAGTACGGGACTGGCATCAATCTTTACAAGTCCGAACTCTTCCTATTCTGTTTCGTCTGCCGCAACTTTACCGGCAATTCCAATAACCATCTATGGAAATAGCTCGACGTGGACTTTTAGTGGCGGAGTAACGGTTAATTCCTTGCCGACAATCATTTATGACTTAAATACAGTTGGAGTGACGACATATGCCACTTGCTCTAGCACAATACGTAGTGAGCGCCACGGCGGCAGCTATAGCGGCGGAAATGTAACGCTTGGCGCGAGTTGCTACAACCATATTTACGGAACAAATTTAAGCGGAAACAGCTATACGCTGACTGTAAATGGGACATTATACGGTGAAGCGCTAACTGGAAGCATGAAAATTAAATCGGGTGGCAGCAGCGCATTATTGGCGATGTACAACCCGAATATGACCAAGTCAAGTGGATATAACATCGACATGACCTCAGGCGGTCAGTTGCTTTTAAGTGGTGGACTTTTAAATACAGTGGCGGGAACTGCAAATATCTATTTGCCGACGGCCAACTCCGTTTCAACACTCCATGCGATTAGCGGCTTGATCACTGGGACAGGATCAGGTGTGGTTTGTGCGTCTGGCACTACAACCTATGTTGCCTTTGGGTTTAATTTGTCTTCAATCACAAACTGCACCTTAGTTACAGGTTATCAAGGGCCGACTACGTTTTTAGGAACAGTTACATCGTCAGTTTATGCCGGTGTTTCTACTAACTTTTCTTGCACTCCTGGTGTAGCAGCCGGCACGGGCGCGAGTTGCGTTTGCGCAACAAATCACACTTGCACTACTAATAGCGGCGATTTGACGCTTGCAACCGGTACAGCTACAACGACTGGCACTGAAGTTACGGTAGTGCTATACGGATCAGCACAAACATACTACCCAAACTGCTCGGCCGAGGTGCACACACCAACGTCACTTGGGGCAACGGACTACACAGTGGAAACCAGTACCGGGTTTACCCGCTACTCATTTGGCGCGCCATCGGCTAGTACGACGTACACCATCCATTACCAATGTGGTTACTAGTTTAAAGCGAAAAGGAGAAGACCTTGAAAAAGATTGTATATGTATTGTTTTTGTTGCTGGCTATTCCAGCTTTTTCTCAGCAAACAAATGAACCAACAGTAACTGAGTTAAAGGCGCAAATAGCGCAGCTTAAGTTGCAGGTTTTGCAATTGCAGTCTGCATTTTTACAATGCCAAGCCCCGCAGATTCAGCAGGAAGTTCAAAACACACAAAATGCATTGCGTGTCGAGCAAGAAAAGAAGAAACCGATAGAGAAAAAGCTGGAAAGCAAGGAAGTTAAACCGACTGCAATTAAGTAACAGCAAAGGAATAAGCGATGAAGCATCTTTATGCTTTATGCGTGTTGATTTTTACCGTAAGCGCGTCAGCGCAAATTGCCGCGATTAACGGCTATTGCAACCTTGGCGGCGCGCAGTCGGTTACTTCTGGTTTGTCGTCGTCAAATTATTTGCTAGGTATTATCCCTAGTTGCACTGTTAAGGTCTATTTAACCGGGACTACGACACTAGCAACGATCTATTCCGATTCAAGCGAAACGCCATTAACTAATCCGTTTACCGCAAATGCGGCATCGTCAACCAATCCTGGCTATTGGCTGTTTTTTGCGGCTGCAAACCAAGGATACGATGTTTCGTTAAGCGGTGGCATAAGTCCCAATGTTTATTCCTCTGCAGTTACTCTTACAGGGATGTATCCTGGAACAAATATAGTTGCTGGCATAACGCAATTGACTGGAGACGTGCTTGCTGGGCCAGGATCTGGATCGTTAGTAGCGACTGTAGTTCGAATTAATGGTGCAGCAATACCAGCATCGGCAACGGTTCTTGGCAGTAACAGTTCGTCGCAGCTTGTGGTAGCAAGTACGACCGGCAGCGGAAGTGTGGTTTTGGCGACTAGTCCAACGCTAGTAACGCCCAACATTGGAAATGCAACTGCAAAAAGCCTTAATAATGTATATAAAGTAGAACAGTTTTCTGGTGCAACAGCTGATGTACAGTTAAATGCTTGTATTGCGCAACTTACTACTTTAACTGGCGGCATTTGCGATGCAACTGGTTACGGTGCAACAAATCAAACAATTGCTGCAACAGTCACTGTAGGAAATAGTGGAAATAACCCTATAAAAGTAATTATGAGCAATGCGACTACGTTTCGGCCAAGTTCTGCGCTTTGTGTGGCAGGATCAAAAGTGTTTGAAATTGAACAAAACGGTCAGCTTATAGGATTAAGTGTTAATGCTGACGCAAACTGCCCAGTTTCTACATCGCCGTATTATGGCAATGTAGTCGTTTTTGACACGACTATTGCAGGGGCCGATACAACCCTTCTTCAAGATGCAAACATATTTAGCAATGGTACAACTGGAAATGCAATTGCATTTTTGACGGATAATACTACAGGAACACAATATCAAACGTTTGTAAAACTAGAGCATGTGCGTACAACAGGATTTTTAAACGCCCTTGATATGGATAATAGTGTTGGAACTGGAACATCGGGAGGACAATTTATCAACGGCAATATTATTGATGATTTTGTGGCTGTATCTCCCGTGAATTGCATTACGATGAATACAGGGTCTCAGGGAGTCGCTGGAGACAGTATTGATGGCAATATTGTCTCGAAGTTTCAGTGCGAAGGTCAGACCGGAAACTACCTCAACATGACAGGTACGGTTGCAAGCCAGATTTCATTTAATCGCTTTATTGATTTTGTGGCTTGGGACAGTCCTAGTAGAAATTCATTGGTAATGGGTGCAGCTGCCACATTCAATTACATCAGTGGCATTTCTATAGCGATTTACCCGCCATCTACGGCGGGCTTCGGAAACATATTTGAACAAACAGATGATTTTCAGCAAAAAGTCCAGCCAAATCTTTTGCAAGATACGGATTTTGTTCAGGGCACCTCAGTATGGAACGCCACAAGTGCGGCAGCAGTAGTTTCGGGGGTAGGTTGCCAAGATACTACTGCTTTTGTTGCCACAACAAGTGGCACTGCAGCAGACGTTTGGCTTGAGCCGGTTGATGTTGTTCCTGGAGCGACTTATACATTAACTGCTTGCATGAATGAGTCTAGTGCAACTAGTGGCCAAGTAAATCTAAATGTAATCGTAATAGATAGTACTAATCCAAGTTATCCTTCAGGAACAAACATTAAAAATTATTATTTGACGGTTGGTCAGAGTCAAAGCCGTATTCTTATGTTATTTACAATCCCTACCGGCGTTACGTCAGTACAAATACTTTGGAACGATCCTTCTGTAGTCTTTACCACTGCTAACACGGTAAGTTTTTCTGCTCCTATGTTGCAATATGGCAGCACCAACACCGATTATGTAAGTGCATCAGCTACGCCGTTACTTGCAAGCATACTTAGCGGTACTACCTTGGCGAGTAATGTGGTAAGTTCTAGCCTTACGAGCGTGGGCACGTTGACCAGCTTAAGTACAGGCCCAATTACGGAGAGTGGTTCAACAACCAATACGTTTAGTGGAGCAATAGCAAATGTAGCTTTGCTTTCTGCTATTAACAGTGGTAGTGCTGGAATTGGCGTATTTGGATCGGTAACGGGCACAGGTGGAGTAGGTGTTCAAGGAAGCGCCACTAGCGGAAACGCTATATGGGGAAATGCTACAAGTGGCGAAGGTGTGTACGGATCTAGCACATCAGGAACAGGTGTAGAAGGTGAAAGTTTAAGTAATGAAGCAGGATATTTTATGCAGGATGGAACACTTACAGCTTCTACCACACATTCGACTTTATACGCTTACAGAAATCAAACTCTTGGTTCGTATACCTCGACCGGCGCTATTATTCGTGGAGAGGATACAACTGCATCTACTGGAAATTTATTTGAGTTAGTAAAGCAAGGAACTAACGTGCTTAGCGTGAGCTCCGCGGGTAATACTACAATCGGAGGCACGCTTAGCACGGGAGTAATTACGGAAAGCGGTAGCACGTACAGCACATTTACTAATACTTCAACAGGTATTATTACAGGAGCAATATTTCTAGGCCCCAATATTGGAACTGGCAATTATACAAGAATAATATTAGGTACCGATGTTTCAAACTATAATGCACTAGACTTTAATTTTATTAATTCAGGCGGAACTGGATCGGCATCAAATTATGGATTAATAAATATTTATGGGCGGGACGGCTTGGTTATTTTTAGCAGTGGTAATGTGTCCATAGGTAATGGTACAGATTCTGGCTATAAACTAATTGTCGTTGGTACCGCATCAATAAATAGCGGCACTAATCAAGTTTATCGTTGTACTACGGCTGGAACGCTACCAATTGGAACT